CGAATTGCCATGACTGTCTCGTCATCTTTGATCTTGGGGAGGACTAAATTAGCTACATACCGATTAACAGTTTCTCCCCAATTTTCTCTACGATTTTCTGAATCGAGCCATTTGGCGTAGCGGCTAGTGTGAATAAATGCTTGGTAGTCTGAGGGGAAATATTTGTTCATGCTTGGCGGTATTCCTGTTCTAAGTCTTGGATTAATTTATTAATGTAATAGCGACACTTCAGCAGGTCTTGCATTGGAGTGTCTTTATGGGTGTGCCGCGTCAAATACTTAATGACATTGCCCTCACAGAAACTCATCTCATGGGCGCGAATGTAATCAATCGGCTCTATAGAAGCAGTGGTGTAATGCGGGGGAGTGTTAATAAGATCAACAGTTGGTTTTACATGCTTCTTCATAATGATAATTCCTGATTGATAGGTGGGTTCCATAGGATTGGTTTATCACCATCCCACAAGTCTTCAGTTAAGATACGGGCCATACGTGCATTAAGCAGGGCTTCCTCTTCGTTACCTTTGTAGGCTTTCAATACACCTTCCCAAAGACTCCAAGGGGTGCCTCTATGTTTATCAATTAGCTTACGTGCAGTGACTTCACCGACTCCTTTAACACCGTAGTAACCGTCTGTAGGGTCGCCTTTGAGTGCTTGGGTAATGAAGTGTTCGTAAGCCTCTTGCTCAGTGACATGAACTACTTCACCATCTTTCCAGATACGGGCATCCCGTATGGTCAGCATGTCTTTATCGTCTGAGACAATGAGGTACTTATCAGGGTCTTGGGTTGCTAGGATACCCATGACATCATCAGCTTCGATGTTGTCTAGGATGACGTGGTTGTACTCTTCCTTAACGAAGTCAAGAAGGGTGTACAGACACAGGGGTCTGCGAGTAGTCTTACGGTTAGCTTTATACTCAGGGTTAATGTCTTTGCGGTAGTTTGTTGGACTAGAGATAGCCACTACCACATCCTTTAATCCTGTCTCTGCTTTGATTGATTCGACTTTAGATACAAAGCCTTTGTTAACGTCATCTTCGTGACAATGGAGAGTCCATAATCCGTCACCCCAATGGGTAGGTTTTTCGAGTGCTGCGGCTATACGGTACGCAATTAGATCACCGTCTAATAGTAAGGTATTACGGGTCATTGGGACTCTCCATTCTAGTGGACTAATTTAAGTTCAAACTGCTTTTGTTCTGGTTCGTCTTCTTCTTCTGCATACAAGGAGGTAGCGAGGTCAAAGTAATGCCAAAGGATGTCTTCATCATTTACTATGTCCTGCACTGCTGCATAGATTGCTGCACCATAAACAGAGTGTTCTTCTGTAGGGTCTCCATCACATTCACCTCTAAACTTGACTGAGGTACAGTCACTGTTAAAAGTAATGACAAGAGATAATTTGTCGGTATTCATTTTGTGTTTACCTTTATGTAGTGTTTGTTAAGGACATCGACTGCCCCGTCTAAGTTAATTTTGAACCACTCATTTTTTCTATCGTCACAGACAAGTTCTAGTTCTTGGTGAACCTTTAGTTCTGTATCGTGGCGATTAGGTACGTCAATGTGGTGGTGAAGGATGTACGACCTGTAGGGGTCGCTAGTTTGGTAGCTGCTAAGGCGGTCTTCGGCATCTACTGCTTTACCAATCTTGACCCAATCGGGCCATGCTGGATTCTTAATGGCGTAGACACATCCGATTGTAGATTTTGGGTAGTTTTTCAGTGAACTAAATGCGGCATCATTAAATGATTTGTACCGCCCTGACTTCCATAAGGGATGAGACTGAGGTATGTACTTACCATCTACGAACATACGCTTGTGATTCTTAGCGTTGTGCGACTCAACAGTTTGTCTACCCACTGTGGTTTTACCTACATACCACCATCTACCATCCTCATAAACACAGTTCTTATTAGTGGGTATCTGCCCACGATCTGCCAATGTTGTATTCCGCATCAAGTCGTACTCCGAATTTGTAATAGTCACCTGTCTGACGCATAGCTTTCTGAGCTAATGCCCCGAACACGTCACCAGTACCTTCTTTAACTAAGATTTGAATTTCGTCATGCACCCAAGCGCATTGCTGAAACTCAACACCGTGGGTATAGCCTTTCTCCTTACATAGCTGGTGGAAGATAACGACCCACCGTTTAGATAGGATTGCACCACAGGATTGAAGTAGGGTATTTAAACTGGCGTGTGCATGGCGTACTGGGATAACTCTCCCATCTAAGCCGTTCACAGTGCCTTGTTCTGCTTGCTCCTTAACGTCATCTTGTAGTCCCTTAAGTGCAGGTAAAGCGTTAAGGAACTTAGTCTTTAATCGGCTACCTTCTTTACGGCCTTTGCCAACTATGTTGCCTAGCTTCTCAACACCTGCCCCGTACAAGAATCCATACGCCCAAGTCTTAGCAATGCCACGGTCAGTTAAGCCCAAGGCTTCCATGTTGGTTGTGTGAATATCACCTTCAAGGATTACCTTGCCATACGCCCCGTTATCCCACTTGCCCATGTAATGAGCCAAGCATCTAAGTTCTATGCCTGATTGGTCACTGCCCATCAACTCCCAACCTTTAGGTGCGTGGAATAACTCACGACATTCCTTGCCATACTCTGCCCTGTCACTAGGCACCTGCTGAACATTAGGTCTGCTGGCTGTAGCCCTTCCTGTAACAGCCCCTAGTGTGTTAGTGGAATAGTGAATACGTCCGTTCTTGGATAGCTTAAGCCAGCCGTTCTTGCCCTCCGATAACTGACCTAACCTTTTAACAAGCATGAGGTATTCAAGAAGTAACTTAGCTTCAGGAATAGTGTCCTCTATCTCTTTTAAAGTGGTCTCGTTGACAATGACTTGGCCTGACTCTGTGTGGGCTTTTGGTTCCCACCCTCGCTTCTGTAGCCTATCTGCGATCTGCTGACGTGAACTAGGGTTGAAGGGGAGTACCTTAGTCTTAGTCTTTAGTTCGATAATGTTAGGCTCAAACGTATGCACCATAATCTGTTTAAGTTCATCCCTGCGACCCGACAGCTTGGCGTAAAGTGATGCTGCTTTTTCTTCGTCAAAGGGAAACCCAAAGGTCTGCTGCTCTAGGCAAATACGGTGGATGTCATGCTCCAAATCCATAGCGTCTTCGCTGTAGTTTTTAGAGATGATCTTGTCGTGTAGTTTTACATTGACTAGCACGTCTTGGACGCAGTATTGGAGCATCTCTTTTGAGTATGTTTCCCAATCCGCAGTGACACCGTAGTCACCCTTAAGACACTTAAGACGATAGCCCCAAGCCTCCAACGAGTGCCTACCTCTTAGCTTCGGGGGTAAGGTTTGATTAGTAGAATCAATCTCTCCTATGTTCCCCCATACAAGCCGACACTGTATTAACGTGTCTGTTAATTTAGCATTAGTGTGCCAAGTAGGATAAAGCTTTTTAATTACCATCAGGTCGTAACCCATGATGTTATGCCCTATGAGTTCTTCAGCATCTGCTAGTAGCTTTAGACCCTCTTCGATATTCCCTGCCTCGGTGCTGAACTTCTGTAACTTCCGTGTAGTTAAGTTAGCTGCAACTATACAGTGAATCTTAGTGACCTCATCAAGTAGGCCATTGGTTTCTAAATCGAATATATAACGCATAGCATCCTCTCTCTGGAGTGATTAATTAAAGTCTGAAGCACCGAACACCGCTTGAACTTCAGGGGGATTACCCTTTACCATGCGGCCTGTTACCTCATCAAATAGCAAGTAGTCTGCCTTGCCTGTCCTACCTGTGTACCTACATTTAAGTACAGTTAACGTAGACGTATTCCGTTGGGTATCGTCTTCTTCCTGTTGATTCCTTGAGATTGCATAGACATTATTAGACAGTTGCTTAATGGAGCCTGAGCCACGAAGGTCATCACTAGACGGTACGTAACCTTCTTCAAACGATCTACCCTGCGGTGCTTTCTTAAGGTGGCTTATCAAGCCTATGTAAATCCCTAACTCTTGAGTGAGCATCTTCAGGTTGTGCATGATTGAATCAATTGCTCTACGTTCATCTTGGCTGTCTTGTCCTAAG